CGCAGTCGGACTTAACCGATTAAATGCAAGTAACATTAACAGTGGTACATTATCCAACACATATGGTGGCACGGGATTTACCTCGTACGCCATAGGTGATTTACTCGTCGGTACAGGTTCGGGTTCTAACCTCAAGAAATTACCTAAAGGCAATGCAAATTATGTATTAACCGTAAAAGATGATCAATCTGATATAGAGTGGGCACCGGCTTCTAGTGGAGGTAGTACTGTTTGGACAACCTTGGGTTCAGACATATACTATAATAGTGGTAATGTGGGTATACAGACTAATACTCCCCAATATGAACTCGATGTTTCGGGTAATGTAAACATTACACAAAAACTATTAGTAAATGGTACACCTGGTATAACCGGTAATGTTCTAGGTATTAATAGTACTTCAAGTGGATTAGAATGGGTAAAAGCACCGGATAAAGTAAAAGTAACCGCTAATGATACATCTACATATCAGCATCAAATTATGTATTCGCTTCCAGGTTTACAATCAGACGGGGAAACAAAATATATAGATTTAAATAGTCAGTCTTTAGATCATGCAACTAATGATATTTTTTCATTTACACCGAGTGAAAGTTTACTTAAAGTTGGTGTAATTAGAACTGGAGGAAATAATACTAACAACTCAATATCAAATTTAAATCCAACGCATACACTTCACGTTGGTGACAAAATTATAATGCATAATTATGCAAATTATGATGTTTTTAGAGTAAATGGTAACGTTTTTACGACCGGTCACTTTGTTGGTGATGGGAGTTATATAACGGGTATAAAACAGATAAAGAATGAAACGGACACGGATGTCATTGTTGCGGGTGATGGTGCACCTACGAGAAGAAGTTTATTATCTAGGTTTTATAACTAAAAAATTAATATAACTAATTATATGACATCTATTACTAACCAATATACAAATACTGTAGAAGGTTTTTATGATAATTTTGTTTCCCAAATTTCAGTAAACACAATTACTCCACCAGGTGCGAGTACAACAGGTGGTGTTTCATCAGCTATGTCGAATACGGGCGAATACATATTTATAGGTGATTGCGAAAGATCAAACGTATACGTTTATACCAGTGATAACACAAATGTATCGTATCTTACCACAATAGATTTGGGTACCACACCCGGACACGGTTGGTCAGTTGATACAGATTTGTATGGTGATACTGTCGTCATTGGTAGTAATTTAGAAACTGTTAGTGTGTATACACGTAGTGGTTCTTCGTTTACACATGATTATACAATAAGTAAACCTTCAGCTAATAGTTCAGACTTTGGTAAGGCCGTTGCAATTGCTAAAGAAAATACATCACGAATTGTTGTGGGTGATTATGGGTATATGTATTATTATTATAATGGTGATACACTAAATTGTGGTGATGTATCTTTATTTGAAAATGGTACTTTAATAGCAAATTGGCATAATTTGAGTAGTGGACAGGGTGTTTCCGTTGGTATAAGTGGTGATGGTGAATATATTGTTACTGGACACGGAGGGTATAGTAGTCCATTTCCCTATAACACTACCATGAATGCATTCCCTTATGTTGATGGTGGTGGTACTCACCATGCAGCGGGTGATGGTGTGTTCCAAATTCTAAAATATGATACTAATGCTGGTTCTACTATTAATGGTAATAATATTACTCGAAAAAAATACTTATATGCTCCAATATCAAATTCATCGTATGGGTTTTCGGTTGCCATGTCTGTAACTGGAGATATAGTAGCCGTAGGGGCACCAACCGAAAATTTAAATTCTGCAAATGGGTATGGTGGCGCTATACGAGTATACCAAAAAAGTGCGGTAAATGATACTACATGGAATCAAATAGGTAACACTATATACCATTCAAAAGGTGCAGGTAATTTACTTCGTCTCACATATAATGGAAAAAGGTTATACACAGCTCTCCAATCTGCCGCTTTCAAGGATGATCAGGAAGATTATAAAACATTTAACGTATACGACTATAACGGAAGGTTCTGGACACCTTTAGAATACATAGAAGGCGAATTTTTTAATAATTCGTATGGGTACCCTACGAGTATGTCACTGGATGGTCTCAAAATTTTGTGTACATCTAAAAATAATACAAATACAAACTTAGAAGCGACGAGTGGTATAAGTGATACTAAACAACTCTTAAAATTAGCGTCCGGTGTAAAACTATTAGGGAGTACATCTGTTGGTGGTTCTTTAGCGGCAAGTGATATTATAGTTGGCGGCGGTGTCGTTTCGAATTATGAAAATAGCGGTATGATAACGTTTTCAGATACAACCGGTGACGAAGATAAGTTTTGTAAAATACTTAACCGTAAATATGATGGTCAAGATAGTACAAACGATAAATCCGAACTTCTTATCATGAAAAATGGTGATGATGTTGGTGGTAATGATAGAATACGAATGTATGGATATGAAGTTGTTTTACAAAGTGGTGGTTCATTAGTAGAAAGAGACTGTAATAACGAAATATTCGAAGATGGTTATGAGTTTATGTGTGATCCAGCTATAAAAATTACGAGTAATAATTGTGTTAATATCGGTGAATTATCTCCTTCGTACGTTTCATTTATAGTAACGGAAGATAGCGGAGACTTTTTAATAAACGGTAAAAATGTAGACTTAGTATTACAAAGAGGTGTTGAATACAGATTCGATCAATCAGACAGTAGTAATACAGACAAAACCATTATGTTTTATAACGGTGGTACCCCTTTAGGTTCAAATACGAGTATACTACCTGGTAATCTTGGTGCATACACAACAATTACAATACCTTATGATGCTCCTGAAACGGGTATAGAGAGTGTTAATTGGAATACCGGTACTACTCATACTAACATTGGTGTAATTTCACCACCAACAAGACTCAACGTAACTGGAAATATGAATGTAAGTGGGTTAGTGGGTATAGGAACATCAAGTCCTCAGCATAAGCTTCAGGTTGGCGGAAATGTAAGTTTGGGTTCATATTCAGAAAGGTTGTTTCGTCCGACACATTATTACTACCAGACATATTCAGGAACCAGTGGATACGCTTACCATTTCCTGGAGTATAATAACACGTGGGTCTTACATGTCAATGGGAACGACAAAATGTACATCAGATCAGATACAGGAGTTGCATTGGATGACTTCACTGGACAGCATAGATCTTTTGTAGAAAATGTTTGGACCGAAAATATTAATGACTATATTGGTCTCATCGTATGTGCAAATAAGAATACATACACGAGTGCGAGTTTTGCCACATATAAAGGAAATCGTGCGATTCAAATAAATGAATCTTTACCAGATGTTCGTCTCAGCAATGTTGCCTACGATAAATCGTGCTTTGGTGTAATATCTAGTGGTGAAGACCCAGAATCACGCGAAGATACATATGGTACCATAACGATCCCTATTCCTAAAGAAAGGGGTGATACGCGTACTTTTATCAACTCCGTAGGTGAAGGTGCCATTTGGGTGACCAATATCAATGGTTCCCTCGAATCAGGGGATTATATCACGACATCCAATATAGTTGGCTATGGTCAGAAGCAGGACTCTGAGTTCCTCGCTAACTATACGGTTGCTAAAATAACGATGGATTGCGATTTTAATCCAAAAATTCAACCAGTGAAACAAATTAAAAAGGAACTGGGAAATGTAGAATACTGGATAAAATACAAAATAAAGGTAATATCACAAGAAGAATACAATGTATTACCGGATACACAAAGGAGAATAAAAACAAACGCTGATGGTAATGATAAATATTACCAATTAATTTATGAAGAAAAAACTATAGAAGATCCATTAATCTATGAAATAGAAAATTATGTTTGGATACACGAATCGAGAGAAGAAATGATTAATTCAATTGATGAAAATGGTATTTTTATATGGGAAGACCATCCCACAGAAACAGAGAAAGCCTATAAAATCCGATACCTCGATTCTAATGGCATGGAGACGGATGAAGCGAATCATGTATACAAGGCAGCTTTTGTAGGGTGTACATATCACTGTGGTTAAACTAATTTACCATTCTGGAAAAAGTCACAATGGTAGAAAGTTTTTTTACTTTCGTGGAAGTGAATCCATTATCGCGAGGGCAATAACGCCCGCAATAAAGAACAAAACAACGTAATTACACTCGGTATCCTCCTCACCAGTAGAAATTTTCCGTTTCTCCTGGACTGGGACTGATACTTCTCGTGAAGGTCTCGGTCTTTCAATAGGATCTTCGTCTAAAGGACAATACCCTATCATATACTATATTTTACAAATTAATTTCGACCGATTTTTTCTTTCGTCCACGTTTACCCTTGGACTGAGTAACTTTCACTTCACGAACATCACCGTCTTCACCTTCACCTTCACCTGTATCTGGCGCCTCGGCAATATCCGAAATATCGTCGTCGTCGTCATCATCTACACTCGGTGGTTCCTGTGGTTTAATACTCGTCGTGTTCATGGGTGGTGTTGGTGGCATCATAATGTTACCCATGAGACTTGAAATGTCGAACCCTGGTCCCTGCATTTCGTGTCGCTCACCGTTTTCGGGTATACCCTGTTGTTGAGATTTTGGAACCGTATTCTGTACCGCCGTCATCATATTCTGAACAAGTCCTGGGTTTTGTTTAATCACATCGTTCATGTTTGGCATGACCGATTTAAACATACTATTCGTCAAATGGAACATCATTGCTGAACCACCAAGCATCATAATGAGTTTAATTTCTGGGGCAACGTGCATTTTAGATCTATATTTTACATATAACTCCTCAAACACTTCATCGTAATCGTCCACGTTTTCCATAACGTTTTCAGACCAACCGTCGAGTTGAATTTCAAATGGGTTATACTTTTTGTTCATAAACTCAAGACCAGTTGTACACGCAATAAGCATACGTCTCGAAAATTTAATAGATTTATCTACATCTATACTATACGTTATTCGTTTTACTTCACTTCTAAGTTCGTCTATAGGGGAATAGGCATTTAAACGTTTGTTCACAGTAAACCCCTTTTTTTCCAAGCGACCAAGTTTGTTTACAAGATCCGCCTTTTCTTCATCAATTGTTTTAAACCCAGGTGATGGTTTTTCTTCCTCTTCCATCGCGTACCCAGTACCATAATCCATATCGGGTTCGTCGTCGTCGTATTCACCATAATCAACGGGTGCCTCTGGTGGAGGCGCAGATGGCTGTGTCTGCTTGTTTGGGTTCGCAAAAGAATCAATATCTTCCTGGAAAACTTGTGGTTGTGGTGCTGTAAATTGGGTTTTCATTTGTGAAACTTGTTTTTTTACAGGCTGGGGTCTTTGTCGAGGTCGAGGAACTTCGATTTCAATTTCGTTCATCAAAGCCTGTTCGTTATCATCAAGTTTCATAACATTAGTATCTCTACGATCAAGAATAATTTCACCGTCCATTACTCTTTATGTTGAAACTATTCTATTCTCTTTAACGCACTTTATAAAAAATGTTGATCCAATATAAATGAAACTTAACGCTACAAATAGAAATACGATCAGGGCCATTGTCATTGTCATCGCTTTATTATGTGTTCTCGCCATGTTGCGTACCAGTGGGTACCAGGGTAAAGAGGTCGAAATCGAAACGATTAATACGGGTTCACTCTTTGATATTCCATCGACCGAAGAATGTTTAGGTAGTGCCTACTATTCCGACAGTAAAGGCGGTGTTTGTGACGGTCAAAAACTTGTACGAGAACAAGCGAGTTATAAGATGAAGTAAAATCTCCAGTATATATAAATGGCTTTAGTGACTAGTCAATCTACTTTACCTGATTTTGAACATGAATATCATACGATTACGGTTGATACCATAGGTCAGGCGAGTAAAAATACGTTCACGGTTCATCTTCAACAAACACTCGAAAATGTCGTTCAAGTAAGACTTAATGCTGCACAAATCACAACCACAGGTTCTAATGTATGTTACATTTCAATAAACGAACTCGATACAAATTACACCCAGAGAACATCGAACGTATATGGATACGAGGGTCAAGCGAGTTTATCAAAAGTAAATAATTCGTTTGGGAGTTTGATAAGTGGTGGTGGTGCAGTATCACAAATTATTTTTAAAGATAATTACCCAGTCGTACAACAATATTCGACGCCTATACGAAAAATAGATAGATTAACAATTCGTTTATTAAATCAAGACGGCGATACTATATCGGGTACTGATGATAACTTTTTTATTTTTAGATTCGTGTGTAAACAAAAAAATTTACCATTCCAGGAGAGTGGTAAATAGCGCATATTTTTAACCTTTTCTTATTATAAAATGTCTTCTGGTATTGTTCAACTCATTGCGATTGGCGCTCAAGACGAACACATCATGGGTGAACCAGAAATTTCTTTTTTTACATCAACGTTTAAAAGGCATTCTAACTTTTCACAGTCCGTAGAAAAACAGACGATACAAGGGTCTGTGAAAGGCAATTCCATGTCATCCATTCGATTTGATCGAACGGGTGATTTATTAGGGTACACGTACCTCACTATAGATAATAATACACAGGCACTTGATATTCAGAGATGGGATACACTTATCGATAAAGTTGAACTTCTTATTGGTGGTCAGGTCATAGATACGCAAGACGCCATATTTACCGAAAAAATAGCTATTGATACATTTGCAACGAACGTCTCAAAAAGTGCGAATGGTACACACCCGGGTATAAGTGCACGTTCGTATTTTTATCCATTTAGATTCTTCTTCTGTGAAGGTCCACAATGTGCTTTACCCATAGTCGCTTTACAGTACCATAACGTCGAATTACGTATACACTGGGGTCCAGATGCTGGTAATTATAATTTTGAGTGTTATTCAAACTATTATTATTTAGATAACGAAGAGCGTGGTAACCTCGTTTCTCGTAATCACAATCTAATCATAACACAGGTTCAAAAAAGTATTCCATCAAATGAACTTGTTCAAGAACTGACGTTTAACCACCCAGTTAAATATCTCGCATCTTCAGATACAACAACCGAAGGTGCTTTAACGTCTACAACCAATAAAATTAAAATTGAAATAAACGGTTTAGATATTGGTAATTTCAAGTGGGCAAAACCACATTTCATAGACGTTATGAACTATTACCACACAAACTTTGTCACTTCACCCGATTTTTTCTTATACTGTTTTTGTTTATCAACGAGTTCACTCCAACCGACAGGAACACTCAATTTTAGTCGTTTAGATTCAGCAAAGGTCGTGAGTCAGTCCATG